GGTCTCTCATCGAAGCGTACACTTATATGAAAGGTGAGCCAGATCTTATGCAGAACTACGACAAACGCTTTATGGAAGCAGTCGTAGCTCTCAAGAACTTTGGTGAAGCCAAAGAAATCACTGACGCTTACCGAACTGGTTTGGTTAGGAGACCTGCCGTATCTTAACAATACGGGCAAATTAAATAGCGTTTATTAAGAGGAAACACAAATGGCTATTACACAAGCGATGGCAACATCATTCAAAGTTGGTATTCTTGACGGAACATTCGACTTTAGCAGCGGCACAGCACAGGTATTTAAGATTGCGCTGTTTACTTCGTCAGCTACGTTGGATGCGACTACAACTGCGTATTCTGTGACTAATGAAGTGTCAGGCACGGGCTATAGTGCGGGCGGTAACACTCTGACTATTTCTGCAAACCCTGCGTCTAGTGGTACCACAGCGTTCTTAGACTTTGCAGATACTACATGGTCTACAGCGACTATTACTGCTCGTGGTGCTTTGATCTACTTGGCTGACGGCGTCACGGATCCTGCCGTTGCTGTAATTGATTTTGGTGCAGACAAGACATCTACCGCAGGTGACTTTACTATCGTCTTCCCTGCGGCTGACGCAACTAATGCGATTATTAGGATCGCCTAATGGTTGATGTTGTTGTCCCTATAACCGGATGGGGCTACGACCCTTGGGGCACTGACGGGTGGGAATCTGACCCGTCTATCCCTTTTGCTACGGGCTCGGTTGGCTCAGTAGGGGTGAGTGGTGGGGCAACAGTCAGCATAACAGGTGTTGCGGGTAGCACTGGGTTAGGTACAGCTACAGCGTCAGCTACAGCTACTATCTACGCGACAGGTGTACAAGGTACTGGTATAGCTAACTATGCCGTATGGGATACTACTGTTTATTTGGATGGTTGGGGTCGCGCAGGTTGGGGTGAGCAAGCCTTTGGCGAAGATAGTCTGTCCGTTGTTGGAACAACAGCCCTAGGGACCAGTACCGTCAGCATTGCGATGCAGATAAATGTTACTGGGTTCCAAGGTACGACAGCCCTAGGTAATGCTGTAGCCACTGCGGACTCAAATGTCACCGTTACGGGGGTGCAAGGCACAACAGCCCTAGGTAGCGTGATTGCTACGGGTACGGCGGTGCATATACCCAACGGGGTGCAAGGTACCGGAGCGGTAGGTAACGCTAACGTACAAGAAGGCCATACCGAGTTCCCTGTGGGGGTGCAAGGTACCGGAGCGGTAGGCACTACTGCTGTCACAGCTGATGCCATCGTGGGTGTAACAGGTGTTACGGGAACTTCTGGTTTAGGTAACGCAACTGTCTACCTGCAAATACGGGTGGAGGTTACAGGTGTACAGGGTACAACAGCCCTAGGTATAGAAACGGTTACGGCGGATGCTAACGTCTACCCCATTGGCGTACAGGCCACTGGAGCAGTAGGTAACGTGGTAGTTTGGGGGGAAATAATTCCCACACAGTCAACAATATGGGTTGAAATAGCAGCATGAGAACAGTAAACGAAGCACAGCAAGTCGAAGACACAATAGTCGTCAAGCATGAAATAGAAATACTTTGCTCAAATTGCGGGTACGACTTGGATGAGTCAGAGCTTGCAGCGGACACTTGCTCCGACTGTGGTCAGCCTTTAAACTTGAAACAAAATATGACTCTTTATGCGACGAGCATTCCTGCCGCGCAAGGTGATGCGTCACTCTGATATCTTGGAGATATAAATGGCTACTTATGTAAACAATTTACGACTTAAAGAAATCGCCACGGGCGATGAAAGTGGCACTTGGGGCACTAGCACCAACACAAACCTTGAGCTGATTACCGACGGTTTTAGCTACGGCACGAAAGAAATGGCGGCTGACGCTAACGAAACCTTCACGATGCCGGACGCTACAGCAGATGCCACGCGCTCGTTGTACCTTAAGTTTACTTCTGCGGTGGACCTAACAGCCACTCGTGAGATTACGCTTGGTCCAAACACGGTATCTAAGACGTGGATCATCGAGAACGCTACTACTGGCGGACAGATCATCACGATCAAGCAGGGTTCAGGCGCTACGGTTAACGTCGCTAACGGCTCTAAAGTCATGATTGTCACAGATGGCGCGGGCGCAGGAGCTGCGGTTCTTAATGCCAACCCAACAGAAGTCGGCGGTACGGTAACAAGTGTAGGTGGTACAGGTACCGTAAACGGCATTACTCTGACCGGCACAGTCACTAGCTCTGGAAACCTTACTCTTGGTGGGACACTGGCTAACGTAGACCTTACCACACAGGTTACGGGGACATTACCGGTAGCTAACGGCGGTACGGGTGTAACTTCCTCTACGGGCACAGGCGCTACGGTTCTTAATGTAAGCCCCGCGCTCACTACCCCTAAGATTACTACAGGCATCCAAAACGCCAGTGCAGCCACTGTAATCTCAATGGACTCCAGTACATTCTTTGCCGGTGCGTTCTCTGATGAAGTGACTGCCCTAGGTAATACGGGAACAGCGGTAACTATTGACTGCGACGACGGTAACGTATTTACTGCAACCCTTACGGGTAACTGTACGTTTACATTAGCTTCGGCTAACAGCACGTCGAACCGAGCTACCTCATTTACTTTGGTGCTTACTAACGACGGCACTGCTTCTAGGACGGTAGCTTGGGCAGGTGGTAGTTTTAAATGGCCGGGAGGTGCCGCAGCATTAGCAAGAACAACGACCGCAAATGCTGTTGATGTCTGGGTATTTTTCTCCGTAGACGGGGGTACAAATTGGTACGGAAACATTTCACAAAAGAATTTAATAGCTTAATAGCTTAGGAGGCTTACTATGATTACCCTTGAAGATCAGATTGCACTAGAAAATGCACGTCAAGCAAACCAAATGGCTTTTGAAAAACAAAGAAACGATAATGTGGTAGCGACGGAAGCTAAACGTGTAAAAGCGGATATGATTAAACTCGCTAAAGAAGTGCTTGTAGAAAATGCACGTAGCCTTCCGGTAGAGTCTAGAAATCTTACCTCAGAAAACATACAAGCCTACGCAGAGTCTCTTGTTTCTTATATAGAAAGCTAGTGGAAAGCTATGCTTATTTCCCTTCAGTAGTATATAGGGACGAAAAACCAAAGTTAATTAAATCCTTTGGTGGAAGTTTTTTAGACAATACAAGAGACCCCGGCGTACCTTTTTGGCAGTCGGAGTCTCTTGTTGGTCGTTCTGAGTTTGATGGGTTTTCTACCTATATATTGGAAGAAGCTAATAAGATTTTGTTTTCTCAAGGTTATAGCTGTGAAAAATACGATCTTTACCTTTCTTCTCTTTGGGCACAGGAAGTTATTCGTGGAGGCGCAACAGACGTTCATCACCACAAAAACAGCCAATTATCCGGTTGGATTTTTTTAGAAGTCCCTGAAAATGGCGCTTACCCCATATACTATGACTCTAGAATTTTGAAAGGTATGGTTGAGTTAGACTTTATCCAAGGAAACGAGATCGTAAATGCAACTGGAGCTATACATTTTAATAACGTAATAGAAGGTACCGTGTTAATTTCAAACTCTTGGCTTAACCACCAATTAGTTTCTGGAGCCACTGATAAGCCTACAAGGTGCCTACACTTTACCGTTTCCCACAAGGAAAAATAATGCAGCACATAATAACTCCTTCCGCAAAAACTCTAGCGCCATACTATTGGTGGGAAAACATTTTTTCAGAAAGTGAATTAGATTTTTTGCAAAAAATAGCCAAAGATTCAACCTTTAGGGCTAAAGTTGGAGATAATAGAGATAATTCAGAAATACGCAGGTCTAATATTTATTGGATGAGTAAAAACCAAGAAACTGCACACGTTTTTGAAAAACTTGCCTATGTTGTGTCCCAAATAAATTTAAACTATGAGTTTGATTTAACGGGCTTTTCAGAAGATTTACAACTAACAAATTATGACGGGAAAGAACAGGGGACGTATGGTTGGCATCAAGACTTTTCTCACGGGCCGAATAGAAAACTTTCTTTAGTTCTTCAATTAACCGACCCAAATGAGTATGAAGGGGGAAACTTAGAAATACTTAGAGGTAGTAATTCTGAAGTAGTTAAAAAACAAAGAGGGCTAATAGCTGCATTCCCTTCATATACGTTGCATAGAGTTACTCCTGTAACACGGGGTACCCGGCAGTCTTTAGTTTCTTGGATTACAGGGCCGTCTTTTAAATGAACATTAAACATGAAAATTTTATAGGCATGTATGAAGATGTTTACCCAGAAGGTTTTTGTGAGCACTTAATACTAGAATTTGAAAGGCTTGCAGAAACGGGTGCCGGGGTAAACCGACAAGCGTATCAAAACTCTTCCTATGCGTTAAAGCACCATAAAAATGACTTACAAATGAATTTTAACGCAGGGGTTCACAGCATTAGTCCGTTTGATGGTTTTTCTATTAGAGACATTTTCTTTGAAGGGCTGCAAAAGTGCTACGATAGCTATACAGAAGAATTTTCAATCCTTCGAGATAATAATATTAATGCTACACATATTAAAATGCAAAGAACGGACCCGGGAGGCGGCTATCACATTTGGCATTGTGAGCAAAATAATGGGGAGCAAGCCGGAAGAGTTTTAGTCTATTCGCTTTATTTAAACAATATTGAAGAAAAAGAAGGCGGAGAAACCGAATTTTTATACCAAAGAAAAAGAATACACCCGGTTAAAAACACAATGATTATATGGCCTGCGGCTTATACTCATACGCATAGAGGTAATCCAGTGCTAGGAAAAACTTCAAAGTATATAGCAACTGGGTGGTTTTTTTATGAATAAGTTATTTCAAGAAAAAGGCTATGTAGAAGTAAAAGAACTGTTAGATATTTCTACGGTAAGGGTTATTTCTAAGTATTTAGAAAATAAAATTAAACGCGGTGAGTGGAAAGAATGTTTTAACACCGAAGAAGTCGGGGATAGTAGGTACGGATATTACTCAGACCCTTTAACAGAAATAATACTAGAGCAATGCTTGCAACCTTTAGAGAAAATAACCGGCCTAGAATTAGAACCCACATACAGCTATTCACGTGTATACCAACAAGGAGAGCAACTTTTCCCGCATATTGACCGGCCTTCTTGCGAAATTACAGCAACCGTAAACATTGCAATAGTGGGGGATGTTTGGCCTATGTGGGTTCAATATAAAGACATGGACCCTGCGAAAATTTTATTAAACCCGGGAGATGCCTTAGTTTATAAAGGGTGTGATACAACGCATTGGCGGAATAAACTTCCTGAAAAACAAATAAACGTACAAATAATGCTTCATTACGTGGACAAAAACGGTTTTCACGGTAAATATAGATTCGACGAACGAGAAAGCCTTGGATATTTTAGAAATCCAAGAATAGCAAGGAGTTAGACATGCCTATAGGAACACCAAGAATAAGTCTGTTTGGGGCGGGTGGGGTTGCTGCCGGATCAGAAACATTTAATTCCTCCGGTACTTTTTCTGTGCCCGTTGGCATATCTGAAGTAAATGTTCAGGGGCGCGGAGGATCAGGCAACCCGGGCAACCCGGGAAATCCCGGAGGGGCCCCTCTGAATAGAGGTGGTGGCGGTGGCGGCGGCGGGCCGTTGTTCCAGTATTTCTTTGATTGCCCCTTTACGCAAGTTTACGCGGCTAATCCGGGTAACGCTGGAACGGGCGGTCCCGGCGGGGCTGCCGGAAGTCCCGGGACTCCCGGGCAGCCCTCTCCTTCCGGAAGTCCCGGCACAGCGGGTAACCCGGGAGCAAGTAGTTCTACAATATGCTTAACTTTTCCCGGCGGTAGTGGAGGAAATGCGGGAAATGGTGGCGTTGCGCAAGGTGGTGGTACCGGCGGTGGTGCCGGGGCTACCGGGCAATACGGTCAATCCACGTCTGGTCCACCTTATGCAAACACGCCGGGACCGGGTGGTGGTGGCGGCTTCTCCGGTGGCGGTAGTGGAAATCCCGGAATTTCTGGGGGAACTGGTGGCAGCGGCGGAACCAACGCGGGAAACGGTGGAAATGGTTTCGGTTTCACGAACTGCAATAGAGGCGGTG